GAGTGCCACGGATGCGCCAGCGGCGGGTGCCGCTGGTGATCTCCGTGGTCACGTTCGGCGAGGTGAACGCCACGAAGTCGCTGCGGGGGATGCGCTGCCCGTTACCGCACAGTGCGGTGAGCGCGGCGATGTATCGATCGCGAAGGGTTGCCATAGGTCTCTCCATGTGTGAGTGTGAATCCCGGACAGTCCGGGCCACGCCGCCCCCGTAGGGGCGGCTAGGCCAGTGCTGGCAGGTCGGTCACTTGGCGGGCCAGTGCAGCGCACCTGCGCTGATCACCCGGTTCAGGGTGAACGTGACGCCCTTGGGCGAGGGATTGGCCTGTGCAGCGAATCCCGGGCGGGCCACAGAGCGGTGGTGGCGCTCGTCGCGTTCGTTGCCCGTCCGGCTGTGGGCGATGACGTGCGCCCCAACGTCGGTCTCCCATTCCTCGATCGGCGGGATCGCGGCCATTGCTTCCTCGCGGGACGCGAACCAGTGACCCGTTGCGTTGCTGTTGGTGTAGACCACGCCGACGATCCAGTACGGGGTGTGGATCGGCGGCACCGCGTCGCCACGGCGGCGCAGCGTCGGCTCCACAATCTCGCGGACGGCTTCGGCGGTCAGTTCGGTGTCGCACTCCCCGGCGGCGAGCCGGAGTTGCTCGACGAGGACATCGACGAGCGCCGCCTTGGACAGGCGGGCGAGGTAGGCGGCGTCGGGGCCGGGAACGGTGCGGGGCTTCTTCAGTGCCATGTGTGTCTCCATGTGTGAGTGTGTGAGTGTCCTGCACGGTGCAGGGCAGGTCGCCCCGGGGGGGGCGACGAGCCGCGCATCAGGCGGGGCGGACGGCGGGCGTGAAGTCGATGTGGTTGTCATCGATGTCATCGTCGATGCGGGCGGTGGCACCGTCGGGCATCGTCCAGTTCCACGACTTGCCGACGCGGCTGATGCTGGTCCCCCCAGCGAGGCGGACGAAGGCGAGCGCCTCGCGGTGGCTGCTGAAGGCAGCACTCCACTGGCCCTCCATGCCATCCGCCATGCGGCGGTAGCAATCGGCGGGGGTTTCCGGCTTGACGGTGATCATGTTGGGGTTGGTCATGGTGGTCCTCAATCGACGAACAGGGCTGCGATGGCGAATGGGATGATCGCGAGGGCGATCACGACTTGCAGAGCGAAGGTGGCTTCCATGTGTGGCTCCGTTGTGAGTGTGAATCCTGCACGGTGCAGGCCATGCGCCCCGGTCCGGGGCGGCAGGCTCAAACCGTGGGGCTTGAGGGTGACTTGTCAAAGATCGACCGATCAGCAGGTGATCGATGCGCACACAGTACTGCACGGTACTGCACTGTCAAGGGGGTGGAGGGCAGATTCTGAAGATTTTTTCGCGGGTCTACAGATGATCAGGGAATCGGGGCTGTGCAATGCGGGGCAGCATGGCACTACCGCAACGAACGAAGAGGGGCGGGCCAACCCTTGAGGAGGCTGGCGAGATCGAGTCGAGGAAACTCGCCTTCCTCGCCGCGCTGCCCTCGCTGGGTGTCACCGCTGCTGCACGCGAGGCTGGCGTGGCGGAGTTCACGCCCTGCAAGTGGTACGCAGCCGACGCCAAGTTCCGCGCCGCGTGGGATGCGCTGGAGCCGCTGACCGCGAGGCGGTTGGAGGCCATCGCCGACGCCGTTGTAAATGGCGAGCGAGAGTTGAACAGCAGCGCCGCGCAGATCCTCATGTTCCGGCTCAAGGGGCTGCGCCCGTCGGTCTACCGCGAGCGGTCCAGCGTGGAACACACCGGGGCCAACGGCGGGCCGATCGCGATCGAGAACGGCGAGGCCAGCCGTGGCGCGATGATGCTCGCCGAATGGAGCGCCGCCATGCTTCCTGCACCGCTGCCTGCCATCGAGGCCAAGCCGGAGGGCGACGAGTGAGCGAGGCCGCAGCCTTCGCCGTTGCGCTCGCCGTCGTGTGGGCGCTGGCCGCAGGGCAGCGGCGTGACTGACCCGCTCGCCATCGTTCAGTTCAGGCAGCGCATTCTGAAAGCCACGGCGGAGGAGCGGCCACACCTGCGGGCCGCCTTCGCCACCGACTTCGCCGCGTGGTGCGACGCCACCGCGTGGACCTTCCGCGTCAAGGAGGTCGGCGACGATGGGCGCGAGCGCCCGGTGCGCCAACCCCACGTCCCGTTCATGCTGTGGCCCTGCCAACGCCGCGCTGCACGCGAGGTGATCGAGGGCATCGAGGCTGGCCGCGACGTGGTCATCCGCAAGAGCCGCGACATGGGCGCGTCGTGGCTGGTCTCCGCCATCGCCGTGTGGGGCTGGATGTTCAAGGGATGGCAGTCGCTGCTGGTCAGCCGCGTCGAGGATCTCGTCGATCGCAGCGGCGACCCGGACAGCCTCTTCTGGAAACTCGACTACCTGCTGGAGTCGCAGCCACCGTGGCTGCTGCCCTGCGCCCCGGATGCGCTCGCCAAGGGCGGGCAGTTCCGCCAGCACATGGTGCTGCGCCACCCGACCAGCGGGGCCACGATCACCGGCCAAGCCAGCACCGAACACATCGGGCGCGGTGGTCGCCGCACGTTCGTCCTCTTCGACGAGTTCGCGGCCCTCGACAACGCCGCAGCAGCGTGGCGCTCCGCAGCCGACTGCACGTCGTGCCGCGTCGCCAACAGCACGCCCATCGGCGCGGGCAGCGAGTACTCGCGGCTGGTCAGCACGGCACGCACGCGGGGCGAGCCACGGCTGGTCGAGTTGATGTACCACGATCACCCGGAGAAGGGCGCCGGGTCGCAGCACCGCATCGACGACGACGGGTCCGTCACCGGGTTCGCCGGGTCGCCGTTCGTGTGGACCCCGTGGCTGGCGGAGCAGGTGCGCCGCCGTGACCGGGTTGACCTCGCGCAGAACGTCTTCGCGGAGAGCGTCGGCAGCGGGGCTGCGTTCTTTCCGTCGCACATCGTCACCGCGCACCGCGACAAGCACGGGGCGGAGCCGCGACGGTGCGAGGTCCGCCGCGACCGGCTGGTGCCGGAGCCGCAGGGCCGGTGGCGCGTGTGGGGGGAGCCGTCGCGCACGGCGGAGTACGTCGCCTTCATCGACCCGTCGCACGGCACGGGCAGTGCCAACAGCGCCGTCTGCGTCATGGACGCGCTGGCCCGCCGGGTGGTGGCGGAGTTCGTGGACCCCAACATCGCGACGTACGACCTCGCGCTGGAGGTGGCGAACGCCATGCGCCGGTTGTGGCGGGGCAAGCGGGCCACGCTGGTGGGGTGGGAGACCAACGGCCCGGGCGCGGCGTTGCAGCACGACTTCGACCGGGCGCAGTACCCCGCGATCTACCGCCAGCGGCAGACGGGGACGACCAGCGAGCGGGCCACGCGGCGTGTGGGGTGGACCAGCACCAAGCGTGCCAAGCGTGCGCTGCTGGGGGACTTGAGCCGTGCGATCGCGCAGGGCGAGGTGGAGATCCCCAGCATGGACTCGCTCGACGAGATGCTGGAGTACGTCATCCTCGACGACGGGAGCATCGAGGCCGGGTCTCGCCGTGACGAGACCAGCGGTGCGCGTGAGGCGCACGGTGACCGCGTGATTGCGCTGGCCGGGGCGTTGATGCTGTGCGCGGAGGTTGGCGGTCCGGTCGAGGACGAGCCGCAGTACAGCCCGGACACTTTGGGGTCAATCTTGCGTCACGATGACGTGATGCGCGAGTGGTGACGGTAGGGTGGTGTGCATGGCGAAGAAGTCGGTCAAGTTGAGTGTCGGTCGCGGCGAGAAGTTGCCCGCGTCGCGTGGTGCTGGGTTGACGGCGAAGGGCCGTGCCAAGCACAACCGTGCGACTGGCAGCAACCTCAAGGCACCGACGAAGGACAAGGACAACCCGCGCCACAAGTCGTTCTGCGCCCGCAGTCGTTCGTGGACTGGCGAGCGTGGCAAGGCTGCCCGTCGAAGGTGGGGATGCTGACATGGCGAAGCGTTCACTCGTCGCGAACATCAACCGTCGCAAGCGCCTTGGGACATCGCGCCACAAGTCGAAGTCAACCGTGAGCGCGAAGTCATACGCCGCCATGAAGCGCGGCTGGAAGGGTAAGTGATGCCGAAGGTCGGAAAGAAGAAGTTCCCGTACACCGCGAAGGGCAAGAAGGCCGCTGCGTCCTACGCGAAGAAGACTGGCAAGGCCGTGAAGAAGACGAAGGGCTACTGATGCCCTTTGAGAGCGATCGCCAGCGCCGGTTCATGTACGCGAAGCATCCGAAGATCGCTGCCCGCTGGACGCGGGAAGCCAAGGCTGCGAAGCGATCGCCTGTGAAGAAGAAGCGGGGCAAGCGGTGATCGCTGCGGTTCTGGCGATCATCGGTTTCCAGTTGCTGATGGTCTGCATGATCATCCGCGAGATGCGAAAGATTTGACGATGCCACACGACTGGAAGGTCCACCACAAGACCCGGAACATCCACGTCGTGGAGATTGAAGGCGTTCGCCCGTCGGAGTTTGAGCATTGGGTGTTGCTGTCGAGCGACAGGCACCACGATTCGACCCATGCGGACTGGGATTTGGAGCGCAAGCACCTTGAGCAGGCCGTCGAGCGCAATGCGACGGTGCTGGACTGTGGTGACCTGTTCGACTGCATGGGTGGGCGTTGGGATCCGAGAAGTTCAAAAGGCGAGGTCCGCGCTGAATATGCGCTCGCCCCGGACTACCTCGATGCGATCGTGCGTGACGCTGCCCGGTTCTACGCGCCGTACGCGAAGCAGTTCGCGGCCATCGGGCGTGGCAACCATGAGACTGCGATCACCAAGCGCCATGAGGTGGACCTGACGGAGCGGCTGTGCGGTGCCATGTCGCAGATCAGCGGCATCCCCGTGATGGCGAGCGGGTACGGCGGGTGGGTGGTGTTCCGTGCGCGGGTGTGGGGTACGACGGAGGTGAACCTGCGGCTGCGCTGGTTCCACGGCAGTGGGGGTGGTGGCCCGATGAGCCACGGGGTCTTGACGACCCGCCGGATGGCGTCGTGGCTGCCTGACGCCGACGTGGTGGTGAGCGGCCACACGCACGATCACTGGCACGTCAAGTTGATGAGGGAGCGGCTGGTCACTGCCAAGGGTGACTACCGGATTGGTCTCACGGAGCAGCACCATGTCCGCACCCCCTCCTACAAGCAGGAGTGGAACGACGGCTGGGGTGGCTGGCACGTCGAGACCGGGAAGCCGCCGAAGCCGCAGGGTGCGATGTGGATGAAGTTGACGATGGCCGACACCAAGCACGATGGGATGCGGCTGATCGCGACGTTCACGGAGGCGAACTAAATCCATGTTGCGGCACGGGGCCGTGGCGTGTCGTTTGTAGAGTGATTCGGCCCAAGACGGGCGACCGCAAGCCGACGGGATCGGCGCAAGGAATGCGATGAAGAAGAAGACCGGATCGAAGAGTCGGATGACGAAGAATGTTGCTGGCAAGCGTGGTGTCCTCGCGACGGCCAAGCGCAGTGGCAGCAGCAAGGCCATGAAGGCGACCCGCGCTGCGGCGCTGACCGGCGGCGGTGCGCTTGGTGGCGGCCAAGGCGGCGGCCAAGGCGGCGGCCAGTTGCCCGGTGGTGGGGGCGGCAAGAAGTGATCGTCCGCGTCGGAGCCAACTACTTCCCTGTGGATGCGATTGACCGCATCTACGACCGTGGTGATCGCTTGATCGTTTGGGCGAGCGGCATGACGTACGAGGTCGCTGGTTCCGAACGCGATGCGGTGCTTGACCAGTTGAAACTCCTCATGCCGCGTGAGCATGTGGAAGAGTCGAGGGAGTTTGCGCCCGTGAAGGGCAGGAGGAAGTCGTGATGTACGGCAAGAAGAGTGGTGGATGCGCGTCGAGCCGCCGTGGCAAGAGCGGTGGCCGTGACGGTGCGAAGGGTGGCGGTTACGGCGGAGCCAAGGGTGGCGGCAAGGGCGGCCCGAAGGGGAAGAAGCGATGATGAAGTTCGATCTGGCTTCTCTGGTGCGCGAGATCGAGAGCGCGGAATCGTTCCGCGACACTCATCTTGTGGAGTGGAAGAGCCTGATCGAGCGTTTCCACGGGCCGTCCTACCGCGAGTCGCGGGAGCAAATGGACGACCCGGAGAACTTCATCCTTGAGTACATCGCCCTGTTGCTGCCCCGGATCGTGCATGACAACCCGACGGTGCGCGTGAAGAGCGCGAGGCCGGTCAGCCAGTCGGAGGCTGCCGGGGTGTTGCAGATCGGGATCAACCGGTGGTGCAAGATGGTCGGCGTTCGCAACACCCTTGAGCGGATTGCGACGGACATGCTGCTGGCCTACGGGGTGGCGCTGACCGTGAACGAGCCGCGCAAGGGCTATGTGACGAGCCTGACTGAGGATCCGTACCTGCCCCGGGTGTACCGGATCAGCCCTGACCGGTTCTTCATCGACCCGGCTGCCACGCACTTGGACGAGGCCCGGTACATGGGCCACTGCTGGATCACCGACCGCGACGACCTGCTCGCAAGTGCCGAGTCTGACAAGACTTGGGACATCGACGTGATCGAGCGCGTGGCTGCCAACACTGGGGTCAGCGATGTCCGCGACGACGTAGACATCGACCGCAACATCCCCGACCGCAAGGAGTTGGTGGTGTACGAGGTGTGGGTGCCTGAACTGCACGACGAGGCTGCGGAGTTGATCGACTCCGTGACGGATCGTGCGATGTTCAACGGCACGATCTACACGGTGGTGAAGGGTCAGGCCGAGAGCGGCAAGAAGGCGAACATGGGTATGGCCCGTGCGCCCCGTCCGTACTACGGGCCGAGGACCGGGCCGTATACGGTATTCGGTGCGTATACGGTGCCTGACGATCCGTACCCGTTGTCGCCGATCATGGCCCTGATGCCGCAGATCGACGACGTGAACATGCACCTGCGGAACATGCGGTACAGCGCCAGCGCGTACAAGCGCCTGCTGGCGGTGGACGCACGCAACGCCAAGATGGCACAGGACATCCGCGACCGCGAGGATCTCTATGTGGTGCTGGCGGACAACCTTGATCCTGATGCGCTCCGCACGATCGAGGTCGGCGGGATCACGGCGCAGCAGGTTCAGTATGCTTCGATGGCTCAGGACCGTCTGGACCGCGTGTCCGGCATCCACGACGCCATGCGCGGCAACGTGAGCGGCAACGCCACGGCGACCGAGGTGCAGGTGGCGGAGAGTTCCAGCGGCCTTCGGATCAGCCACCTGAAGCGACAGTTTCAGGAGTCTGTGAATCGGTGCCTCCGGTCGGTGGGCTGGTTCATGTTCTACGACGACAAGGTGGTGTTCCCGGTTGGCGAGGACGGGATTGCCATCATGGGCGAGCCGGAGCCGATCTTCTCCGCGATGGCGATGGTTGGGGTGTTTGACGACCTCGACATCGACGTGGAGGCGTACAGCATGGAGCGGGTCAGCGAGGGTCTGCTCCAGCGCCGGTCGGTCGAGTTGCTTCAGGTCATCGGCAACATCAGTCAGGCGGTGGTGGCTGCCCCGCATGTGGACTGGAAGCAGGTGCTGTCGGTGGTCGGCAACGCGATGAATATGCCCAATCTGGGCGACATGATCGACCTTCGGGCAGTGCAGCAGATGCGGGCGCAGGCCCAGCAGGCCGCCGCCGGCGCTCAGGGAGGGGCTTCCAAGCCCCGATCCATGCAAGAAATTATTTCAGAGGTTGAGGGCCGGCGCTGATGCCCATGTACCCTTTTATCGACGAGGCCACTGGCGAGACTGTCGAGTTGATGTACTCGATGTCTTCGGCTCCCAGCATTGGCACAACCGTCGAGGTGGATGGCCGTGTGTTGACGAGGGTAGTCGCTGACTACCAGATCGACCCAGCCACGAACCGCTCCCAGTATCCGTATGTGTCGTCGTCGCTACCTCGCAACCTTGAGGGATGCACGACGAACAGCCAAGGCAAGCCAGTGATCATGTCTCGTAGGCATGAACGTGAGGTGATGTCGAGGCACGGGTATGCGAAGGAGTAGGACAGCGTGGCTGAACCCAAGGACGGCGTGACCGAGGCAGAAGAGCCGAAGGTCGAGGCAGAGATCGAGAATCCAGTCGAGGCAGCGGCGGAAGAGCCTGTTGCTGATCCCGTGACGAGCGAACCCCTTGGTAGGGACGCAGACGACGAGGTCTTGGATCGACTGTTGGGCCAGTCGGAGCAGAAGGAGGAACCTGCTCCGGTCAAGCCAGATGCTGATCTCGATCGGGCATACCAGATTCTCAAGCGCGATGGTGTGCCTGATGACATCCTCAAGTCCGTGTCCAAGGACACGCTGATGGCGTGGGCCGGCAAGGCCGGCAAGCGTCAGACAGACGTGGATGGGTACGGCAAGAGGATGAAGGCGCTTGAAGCCGAGAATGCCCAGTTGAAGTCCGGGCGCAAGGCTGGCGACGAGGAGTTGGAATCCTTCGATGAGGAATCCGACAACCCGCGTGGCAAGCCGGATACGGACGACGACGACGCAGGATCGGACGAGGACTCCAAGGATCCGCGCTACACGGCGCTGTCCGAAGAGGTCTCAAAGTTGCGCCTGCAACAGCAGGAGCAGCAGTTGCGTGGGCTGCAAACCCAAGTCGAGCAGGCCATCACGTTCGTTCAGGGTCAATACGGGAACCCGGTTGACGCGAACGCGGTGCTGGCCGAAATGGATCGTCTTGGGCGAAGCAAGCCCGGTACCTACCCAACCATGATTCACTTGGCGCAGGAGGCTTTCGCCAACATTGCAGGTCCGGCCCGGGATCCCCGGCGCGTAGGACAGCCGACAGCACGACCGACCGTAGGCAGGAACGAGCGTCCCACGACGCCCGCCGACGCCGAGGACGCAGTTCTGGAAGCACTGCTTGAAGGGCGAAGCCTTTCCGAAGCCAAGCGACTGACACGAAAGTGAGCCACAAATGGCCGGAACCCCGATTCAGACCTTCAACGACTTCATGAATGCGACTGGTCCCACCTACCTGACCAGCGCCGATCAGGTGATCAACGAGGCCGTCAAGAACACCTACGCCTTCAGCCGCCTTCTCAAGGAGAAGACCAGCGAAGCCACGGTGCAGGGCGGCAACGAGATCCGCGACGTGATCATGTTCGATGACGCATCGACCTACGATCACTACCTTCCCAACGACACGTTCACTTGGCGCAACGCCAACGTGACCGACACGGTGCGTGCGCCGTGGCGCTTCTCGATCGACCACATGGCGTGGACCGATCACGAAGTGGAACTCAACAGCGGCTCCGGCTCGACCCGCGATTACGTCAAGGCGCAGTACAAGCGTCTGAAGCGGATCAAGGAACAGCGCATGTGGACCTCGCTGACCAACGGGTTTGAGAACGACCTGTGGGCGACTCCGTTCGGCAACTACTCCAACATGGAGGGCAACGCCGGCAGCCTGCCGTTCTCGCTCGCCTCGTTCATCACCGAAGCCCCGCTGCTCACCAGCGTCTTCGGCGATCCCCGTGGCGGCGCTCCGCTGGGCTGGACCAACGTGATGAATCTGGACCCCACCAGCGAGAACCGCTGGTCGAACCAGATCTCGTACTACGACCCCGGTGCAACGGACCCCAACCTCGCCCCCGTGACCAAGACGGGCATCGAGAACGTCCGTGACGGTTCGACGACCTACAGCGCCCGCATCGGCGGTCTGCTGCCGGCCTTCGACGAGATGTTCCTGAAGTTGGACTTCCGCACTCCGTCCACCCGGGCCGAGTACTTCGAGAAGCCCTCGATGAACCGCCAGATGATCCTCTGCTCGCGCATCGGGATCAACAACTACAAGCAGGCTCTGCGTGCCAGCAATGACACGCTGGTGTCGTATCAGGATCCGGCGTACAACGCGCCGACCTACAGCGGCATCGAACTGATGTACTGCTCCAACCTCGACACCGCTGCGATCTACCCCAGCGGTGCAACCGCACGCACCAACCACAGCACCAACATCGCTGCCGCAAGCACGACGGTCGGTGCCACCGAGGAAGGTGCGTCGGTCATCGACAGCGGAGCGCGTTACTGGTGGGTCAACGGCAACTACCTGACGCCGATCTTCCACAGCCGCCGCTACTTTGAGAAGCACGAAGTGCTGCGTCACCCCAACCAGCCGTTCACCTACGTTCAGGTGGTGGACTGCTGGTGGAACCTGTTCTGCAACAGCCGTCAGCGTCAGGGCATCGTCGCCCCGATCAACCTCACCTGATCCTGAAACCCACGAAGGGGGGGCTGGGCAACCAGCCCCCCCACCACCTTCACTTCCAACAACAAGGAACCAATACACATGCTTCTCGCTCCCACCAACAGTGACATCGGCATCCAGCCCCACGGTCACACCGCTCGTGTCATCAATCGTGAGTCGTCGTCTGCTCTTGCGATTGGCGACGTCGTCTGCACCTCCTTCGGCCACACTTCCGTGACTTATCCCGCCACGACCATTGCTGATTCTCGCCTGACTCCATTCGCTGGAGTTGTTCGTGCGTCCGGCACTGGAACTGGAACCAAGGGATACATCGGTGTGGTCGTCGATCTTGGGAACTCAGCCGGCGCTGCTGGAACTGAAGTTGTTGTTCAGTTCGGTGGCATCGTCAACGCCAAGGTTACGGCAACGACTGCTGCCATTGCCTTCGGAGCGGTTCTTGGCATCGACGATACCGCTGGTGAAGGCTTCGGCAATGCTGCTGGCGCAACCAGCACCTATCCGGCAGCGATTTCGCTGAACACGACCGAAGTCGCCATTGCTGCTACCTCAATCGTTCCGTGCCTTGTGGCGCACGATCTGTGGTACGGCGCCAACATCTGATCCTTACCCCACAACTTCCGGCTGGCTGGGGGAAACCTCAGCCAGCCGTTTCCTATGCCCACCTTCGCGCAAGTCAAGCGTCACGTTCTGCTCGCGGTCGGCGGGTACCCGTCGCTCGCCGCCGGCCAAACCAATGCCGAGCGGCTTGCCGAGGTGGTCAACCAAGCCGGCCAGTACCTGTTCCAACGTCCTTGGCGGTTCCGTGAGCGCACTAGTGCGTTCATCAGCCTCGTCGCCAGTCAGGACTACGTCGCCCTGCCGGCGGATGTCGAGGAGATCATCAGCCTGATCAACCGCGAGAACATCGGGTTCAACATCGAGTTGGTCACGCCGGACCACCTACAGAACCTGCGGGAGATCGGCATCGACAGCGGAGGCCACGGCGTCACCTATGCGTGCCTGTCCCGTGTCGCCAACGCTGCCGGTTCTGCCTTGAACCCGGCACGACTTGAACTCTTCCCGACCCCGACTGCCGCCGCAACCGACGCTCTCGCCGTGCGTTACCGCGCCGGATGGGTGGAAATTGCCAGCGGCGCTGCCGACTCGTATGAGATCCCGATCCCCAAGTACTGCGACTCGCTCTTCATCCAGTACTGCCGCGCCTTCGGCATGGCGTATGAAGACGAGGGACTGTCGCAGCGTCTGGTTGAGATCGACGCCGGCCCGATCTTGGCTGGTGCGCTGACCAAGGACGGGATCCTCCAGCGAGACATCGGTCGCCTGCGTCCGTCCTACGAGATCGGCTACGGGGTGAGCATCATCCCGAGGTTCACCCAGAACCCGTCTTGAGGTAACCAGTGGGCGTAGCAGTCACACCATCAGCGGCGCAACAGATCGAGTGGCAGGTCCACCCGACCGTCGTCACCCAGTCTGGTTCCGTTGCTGCCGTGATTGGGCAGGCCGTGTCGAACTTCGCTCTGACTCAGGCGCAGTTTGACTCGCTGATCAATGGAAACGGAGGACTTCAGCCGACGATCCGCATCGACTGCGAGAACGCTGGCCGCACGCTCATCATGCCGCTGGTGCAGTTCACCGGGTCGGCCACGTTCCAGTTTCAGGTGCTTGGCTGGTCCTACAGCCGTCCTGCCGCGTCGTGGATCTGCCAAGCGGTGACGCACAGCCCGACGGCTGTGAACGCCAGCAACACGGCTGATGCCGGCACTGGTCTCATCCTTGGCGGCGTGACCTACCGTGCGTTCGGCCTGCTTGGCGTGACCACGACTTCCGGCAATGACGGCGACGGTGGCGTGGTTCCACTGCCGGCGCATTATGAAATACTCCCCGTCGAGGGTCTTCGCGCTGCTAACGCTGCGACGCTTGCAGCGTCAAGCGCCATCATTCAGGTCAACAACTACGGCTGGCGCTACCTGACGATTCATCTGCGCCAGACTGCCACGACGGCGTACACCTGCAACTTCCGGTGCCTGTACACCAACACGGGCCAGATATTCAGGTGACACATGGGACTGTCGATCACACCAGAAGCGGCCCGCACTGACAACGGATGGGAGTTCCACCCGACGGTGATGTCATCGTTCGTCGGCACTGCCGCGTCGCTGTCACTGGTACCGCCGTCGTTTGCACTGACCGATCGCCAGTTCCAAGACATCGTCGTCAAAGGTGATGACGGGTTCAACTTCCCATTCAGGCCGTCGATTGTATTCGACACGTTTGACCAGAACCGGCTGCTGATCATTCCGTGCCTAAACACAACAGGCCTTGTAACTGATCTCAAGTTCCAGTTGATTGGATGGAACTGGAGCATCGGGGCGCAGTCGTGGATCGGAACGGCTATCACGCACTTTCAGACGGCTCGTACAGGCATGGCTGTAATGTCAGCAGGAACGGGCATCACGCATCCATCAACCGGAGCGACTCTGTACAAGCCGATGGAGCGCATCGGCGTAACGACCGCTACGGACGCCGACGGCGGCGTCGGGATCATCCCGCTGCCGAAGCAGTACGAGATTCTGCCGGTCGAAGGTCTGTTGTCATCAGCGACCACGTCACACGCTTCAGCCTGCACGATCGTGGTGAAAAACTACGGATGGACAAAGATCAGCCTTCACTTTGTCGTTGGCCTGTCGGTCGGTGCCAACGTCAACGTCATGGCGCTATACCAGAGAAATACAGGGGTGTTCGCATGACCATCAAGTCAGAACATAACATTCGGTTCTACAGCACCTTGGCGACACTGGTCACTGGTTTCGCCAGTGTGTGCATCATGCTTGGCCGGCGTGACGAATCGTTCTCCCGAGCGCAGGCAGACATCGTCGAGTTGCGGCAGATCACCGGTGATCTCGCCAAGACGGTCGCCGCTAGCGCCCAGACGAGCCTCCACCACGCCGAGAAAATCGCAGAACTCCGAGACAGGATCGACCGTCTGGAGGAGCGCCAGTGAGGTTCCTGCTTCTGGCATTCCTGCTCTGCTCCTGCTCCAGCGGCACGCAGGAGATTGCAGACAGCGCGTCGGCCATCAGCAGTCAGGCCCAGTCGATCACCGACAAGGCCCGCGAACTGACCGTCTTGGCCGGACAGATTGACGAGAATCTGGCCGCCGCACACGGTTACTTGGCCGGCGAGCAGCAGGATCCGGGCAAGGCCGTCGAGCGCATCGAGGCGTCCCGTCTGGTGGTGTCTGATGTCACCGGCAAGGCGGACGAGATCATGGTGTTGTCCAGCGAGATCCACGCCGAGACCACAGACATCGTCGGCAGCCTGCCGTCCGTGAAGGACACCACGCCTTGGTGGGTAAGTCTGGTCAGTCTTATGGTCACTTTGGGGCTGATGGCCCTCGCCGCGTTTATTCTGGTCC